CTTCTTCTCTGCATAGCATCGACCTGTGCTTTCAAATCATTTAGGTGATTAATGTTTTTTGCATCTTTAAAATCATTGTAATACTGCTCATACTGAGTTCCTTTTATCTCCTCCATGACATTCAGAGAATCATCAAAATCAACATCCCCATATCTTGATTGAAGATATGCCGCGTTAAGAAAAGATTTATAGTTGTATCCAATACTTGCATGCAAAGTTTCAGTCCATGTAGGAGCAGAAACAACTCTATCTATTGGTCTTGTATTGAATTGGTATTCAGGTTCGTGAGCGTATATCCTTCCCTCGAGCTGTCTCATTTGTCATCCTCATTGAGAAACTTGCCATTTGTTTTTCGCCAATGTCTAAACTCTTTCATTGACACTTGGGCAACCTCTTGTTCGCTGACAATAAAACTTAACTCACTATTCACTCCAGTAGTTAAGAAGAAAGTTACATTTTGTTTTTCAAGACCTTCCTGAAAAGGGTCGGTTGAGGAAAATTGTGAAGGAGTAAGCCAAGCTTTTTTCCTTTGAGCAGTTCCTTCTCTATCTCCACGAAAATTAAAACCAGACACGAGTCCAGAAAAGAAACCAACATCTTTTGATTCAATGCCATCACGGTCTCCATCACTAATACTATAATCTCCGTATAGCTGTAGCTTCTGTTGAACATATTCTAAGAAACTAGCTTTCATTTCAGGTGTGTTAAACAACCTATTCAAAGCAAAAGTAGACCTTATATCACCATCGAAACGTACCGACTGAGGGTCAAGAACAAAGTCTTCTGTTTTAGGAAAGAACTCTGTCATTATTGCGTTTGTTTCTTGCTTTAAATCCTTAAGAGTAACTGATGCATTTCTATTTCTAAAAATAATATGAGGCATTGCATTAAGAACACGATTGTAAAAGATTGTATCTTTACCACCAGTTAATTCTGAAAGTTTATCTTCTAATTTAGTTTGTGCTTTTGCAAAAGTATCTTCACCAGTAATATCTCTTAACTTCATTTTGTATGCATCACTATTGAGATACTCTCTTTCATTAGCAAGCACTTGAGCTATAGTAAGAGTGCCACCAGAAATTTGACTTATTTTAAAAGCGTTCTGGATTGCAACCACATCATTCTCTAAGTCTTCATCAAAAGAAAACAAGTTATATTCTGTATATCTAAAAGCACCATCTTTATCTTCTTCAGCCATAAGCGTAGTACCTTTTACAATAAAATCTAAAAACATATTTACTGGTCCACTTGCGACCAAACCTTTGCGTGTTTCTTTTATTAATTCTTTTATAGTTGTAGATACAATTTGGTTATTTTTTAACATTGAATCTACTGCTTTTCTTATATCACTTTCTGGGTCTGCAAATGCAGGACTTAATATAATACTTCGCAAACTCTTTCCTCGTAAGGCTGGGTCTTTTTGTGCTAAAGCAAGTAAATATAAATCAGCATTATCTTCGTTCTCTGGACTCTTATCTATTGGTTCTTTTGAGTTTACATCTATTGCAAATTGCTCAAGTTTTATTTGTTGTTTTTCAGCACTAGCAAGCTGGTTTGCATTTCCTATCTCACGCTCAAGGTAATCATTAAGATTTTTTCTTGCATCAAAGTCAAGATTAGGTTGACCTCCTTCTACAGTTTCAACACCCCCAGGTCCAACAGGTCTATCTTTTGTGAAGTAAGGAACAATCTCTTCAAGAGCTTTCTTTTGTCCAGATGTCATATTTGGAATATCTGGCATCTTGCCAGATTTGATAGCTGACATTACTCTTCTCAGTGCAGTTGTATCTAGTCTGCCATTCTCTGTAAAAGATTCTATTAAGTTGTTGCCAACAGAAGAAGAAACAATTCTATTTATCTGTGCATCAATTTTGTCTATTTCTGGTTGTGTAAGTATTGGTTTCTTCGACCTTACAGTTTCACCATTAACAGTTCTTGTAACAAACTTTGAACCTTTTTCTCTTATTTCATTTTTAAGTTGTTGTCCTAATTCAATCTTTGATTGGATGTTAGGAAGAGCATTTATGTCTGCTAAAAAGCTATCTTGTCTTTTACCACCAACAGCTAAAGATAACAAATCTACTCTTATGTTATACGCTTCTTCGCCAAGAGATGCTTGAATTTCAAGTTCATTTGCTCCAGTTTGTTGCCTAACATAATTATTTATAGCATTTTGATTTGCTACCATTGATTTAACAGCTGTGTTTAAATCACTGCGACCTTCTTCATAAGCAGTTACATGTGTAAGCATTTCTTTTATTTGCTCGTTATGTGGCTCAGATACACCTTCTATATTTTTGAAGGGCTTACCATTAGCAACTTGAGCTATTATCATATGAGGCTTTAAGTCTGTATCACCATACTCACGCAGTATTCCTTTTATTCTTGCAACAGCGATATTTGATTTATGACGTAATTTAAATTGATTTGCGTTCTCTGCTCTACCACCAGTAAATTGATGGTCACTATTAGATGTACTATGAATATCTTTTAGCTTATCTCCAGTTGGATTATCAGCTTCTTTGATAAGCTTCTGAACTGTTGAATGATTACTTGTTTCAGCAATTGATTGCTCATTTTGTATAAAGTTTGTCTTAATACGAGAATTATTCTGTGCAGCAATCTGCATCTGATTATTAGCTTGTCTAATTAGTAAAGTATTCCGAATTCCAGAAGCATAAGAAGTTCCATAAGAAAGTATTTTGTTTTTATATTCGCCTTCATACTTAGAGGCTAGCTCATCGGTAAACTCCTCGAGCATAGCACTTGCTTTGCCCGGATTGAGTGGGAACTTAGCTTGAGCATTAGCTCCTTGCTCACGAAACTTTGTTTCAAGAATAAGAGAAAATCTTTTAGCGGCTTCTGACTTAATAGCATCTTGTGCAATCATACCATAGCCTTTGGCTGGTAAATCTGCTAGCAACTCTGTCATTAAATTTTTTGGTTTACCAGTCTCAGGGTCGATACCAAATATTTCATCATCGCTTTTGCTTGAAATGTAATCACGACCACGCTCTTCTGCTTGGTCTGCCGCCATTTTAAATGCCTCATTAGACATTTTATTTACAGCATTTGATATCTCACCAAGAGAATTAGCGACACTCATGTCAGCTCGGATTACTCCAATCTCACCAGTTCTTACTTGTCTTCTATATTTTGCAACGCTCATATCAACCTACATACTTCTATAAAAATCACCAGCTCCACCAACTATTGTGCTTAGAGCAGAAACTTGAGATGCTCTCAACGCGGCATCACCAGCACGCAATGCACCCAACCTTCTCAATCGTAGCTGTTCCATTTGTGCAAGACCTTGGAAGTCTAGCCTCTTGATATCAGAACTAGCTAATGATTTTTGCGATTCCTTAAATGCTTTCAATGACCTATCATCATCTCTATTCATAAAACCAAACTGTGCTTCATTTACTTCTTCTGCTTCATCAAGCTGGTCAAGAATATCATTATGTGCTTCCATAGTTTGTATCTTACGTTGCATCCTCTCTTGCTCAAGCTGTGCCGCTTCCATTTCTTTCTGTCGCTTTATTTCTTTTCCTCGAGCAATCGTTGCACTTGCGCTAAGAAGAGAACCAGCAAAACCTAATATTGCGAATGGATTCATTAGAATGTTACCTCTGCTATTAATGAGTTGACTTGCAATGACAATGGAGCTGACTGACTAATTGTAACTTGTGGGTCTTTAGAAAATCCAAGCAATCTAAATTCCTTTTTGCCAGTTACAGCTTGTCTTGCCAAACTCAAGTCATCAGTTACCTGACGTATAATTAAATTATTACTATTTACAGATACTGATAATGTATTTGATAAATCTAATATTACTTTATTCATACTTCTTGGTTCTCCAGTCATTGGACCTTGTTGCGCCATTGTGTCGATTGGATTAGTTTTTAAAGTAACATCAAACTTAAATCCTATTTCTGCTGATGAAAGAGTGCTGTCCACAGCTGATACATCGATGTTCCCACTAGCCACAGTAAACTGACCAAGATAATGAGTGCCAGAGACCACATCGAGGACTGCACCGTTAGCAAAATCAGAACTGACGGAGAAGACTCCGTTAGAGCCAGAATATGTTTTAGCCATATCAGTATTAAAGCTACTGTCAAACTCACAGAGAATATATTTATTTGTACCATCTCCTTTATCAAACTTAACTACAGCATACACTCTTGTATCAACTGTGCAAACAGAATGAAATGTTCCTTGGCTGGTAAACTGTGTCCAGCCATATCTTTGTTCCCCTCTATTTGAATTGAACACGCCAAGAGTTCCATCAGCATCTACAAGAAAGTAATAGCTTTCAGCTCTGTCTATACCACCAGCAAGAGTGCTGGCTTGTATTGGATTCTTAATCAGATGAGAAGCAAGGCTTGATATCGGTTGACCAGTATAAGCATTTTGTCCGTCATCAAACAACATCTCTCTTACTATCTCACCTGAACCTTGGACATAAACAGTAGCACCATCAAACACATAGGGTCTTACGAAAGAAGAACCAAAAGGTGTTTGTCTTTTAATTGTAGCGTTTGTAGGGGTTGTAGGCTTTTCAACAAAAGCTGGTACAATAAATTCATCAGTAGATGTAAAAGCTTGTAAGTCTCTATTTGATACCAAATGTTTGATTGTGTTTACTTCTCCGATTGCCGCACGAATATCAATAGAGTCATTGTCACTACCATCGCCTATATCAAAATTAAAAAACTGATTTGATTTACTTGCCCACAATCCATCAGGTTGTGCAATAGTTCCAGCATACCACAATCTATTTTGGTGAAATGTTACAGCTCCAGGAAACCCTCTTAACACAGAGTAAGATTGCTCAGACCAGTTCGTAGCTGGTGCATGTGTTTCAAGGAAGGGAGTGCCACCACCAGCTACAGAGTCATTAGCATTAGCCGCCGCATCAAAAGTAAAAACATTATCATCAATGACTTCAAGAACTGTTCTTGCGCCATTTATATTACTTGCGGCAATGCCACCAACTGTATTTGCATTTGATACAGTAAATGCATCACTAGCAGAAAATCCATGATTTACTAACGTAACTGTAATAGTAGCCACGCCATTGTCAGTCCGAAAAGAATCAACCTTTAGTTTTTTCTTTAGAGTAGCAAGAGCATTTCCAGTTGCCTGAGTTGCTGATTGAACTGAAGTTATTGTTATTTCTTGGTCGTGGTACTTTATTGTAAGACCAACATGTTTAGAATCAGGATAGTTGCCACCTGACTGTGAGCCAGTCAAATCCCAATATGCCTCACTTGTTGTAAGAGTTATACCAGTGCCAGAGCTGGCTGATGGGTCGAGTGTTACACCTAAGTCTTGGAATTGAAAATAAGGCTGATAAATCTTTGCACCAGCAGATTGCGTATCAAATGTTTTTGTTTCCATTTGGAATGAAGTAAGTCCAGTACGCACTAACTTACGCACCATAAATGTTTGATGAGCAATAAACATTACATCACCAGCTTGTGCATAAGTAACTTCATGCATATTGAGATTTGTAATTGGTATTGTTGCTCCACTTGAGTCTGCTGTCAAAGTTGCCGCCAACGTAACATTATTGCTTGTATCGATTTGAAAGACTCTTATCTTCTGATGCTCCAGAGAAACAATATATCTTTCATCATCAGAGAATATAAATGGCACCAATCTATGTTGCTGGACTTTTGCAGTATCAATACTTGTATCAAACTCATATATCTTTTTAAGACCAGCTCGTTTTATAACACCACCCTCTGCTCTTAAAAAAAAGTTTTCAATCTTTTGTGCAGAGTTATTATATACTCTTGTATCTGTTCTTGATATTAAACTAGGACTAACTTCACCAAACTGAAAGTTTGTAAGAGGTACTCTTGCTTTCTGCATTAGCTTCTCCTAAAAGCACTAAATCTTGTTTGAGGTATAGTCCTTGTTGTTTGTTGTTGTGAATCTATGTTTCGAGCTTTCAACATAGCTCTGTCTGCCATCGTTGACATTAACTGCATAAGCTGACCATCTCTTGCAATAGAAGTCGCGAAAGCAGAAGCCAATCCATACTCAAGAGCAATAGTAAAATAACTTGGAAAGTTTTCTTCTGTTGCTCTGAATGTAAAGTCAGCAATCACAGTATCTTGTGTAGACGTATCTGCATACACCATATCACCGTATATTTGATATTCTATTTGTGCATCATTTACAGTTACAGCATGAACCAGCAATGTGTCTGATGGTAGTTGATATGCAAAGTCATATCGACCAGTTGGAGCATCTGACAATCTATTCAATACAGCCTGATTAGTTGCAAATCTCCAACGTGTATTAGATAAAGCACTACGGCAGATATCTTCATAGAGACTCCCAGCTACCAATGATTCTGTTGTACCATCAGTAAAAGAAGTTATCGGTTCAGCTCCTATTAAGATAAGAGCGCGACTCGATATATCTATTGCACTATCTGCCGCAGTTGAAGTCATTAGTCGCCGTCTGTTTCAGCAATAGCTGTACCATCAGATACATCTACTACAGTCCCAGTATTTGACAAAACAGTCACAAAGTGAGTCGTAGGAGTGTTTGTGTCAGCAACAAGAATAACATCTCTAACAGCTAGCATATTCGCGGCATCATTAAAATAACCAGCAGAGTTTACAGCCGCGATAGCGTCTGTAGTTGTGTAAGCCCACAAGTTAAGATTTGATGCACCAGCTAATCGAGATAATCCACTAGCACTAAAAGCCATGTCAATACCTCCTATTAATTGTTGTCTAAGACTTCATAGATACCATTGTCATCAATGACAGTAGCACCCATAGACATCATAGACGTTGCAAGATGTGACGCTCGTTCAGCAACATAGTTTAGTTCTGTCTGAACATCAGAGTTGATACCAAGACCTACGGCTGTAGTATGATATGCCATATTCTTTCCAGCTGTAATAGCCGCAGTTGAAAAGATTTGAAATCCTAGAAAAGACTTCATTGTCATACCGCCAGCATATGGAAGATTCTGCTCACCCACAAAGTCAGATGATGCAAACTCAGTTATGTTAAACAAGTCTGCAAAACCCTTTGGATGCATTGCAAGATATCTGCCACCATCCTCTGGGATGTTTGCAGTACCGAAGGTTTCAAAGAGTGACAATAAGTCAGCCTTCTCAACAGCACTACTTGTGTCATGAATCTGAGTTGAGTTAGCACCACTATCCATTGCTGTATAGAGTATCTCATCAGTTTTACGACCAAGAGCTGCCGCCGCTGAAGTCGCAACTGCTTGTCTCTCATTGATATTTGTTTTTAGCTCATCCAACTTGTCGATGTATTCTGCGGCATAGAAGTCACTCATTGTCGCTTCAACAGTTGTATGCGCTAGTTCCATGGGAGTCACAAGACCATTTCTGGACTTGGTACTCGCACTACCAGTTCCAATCTTCTGGAAACGTACAACGTTACCAGTCACATTGTTTGCCATTCGTACAGTATTTCTAAGCTTAGAACCCATACGCTGATAAGCAAGGTGAACTTCAGATTCGAACTGCTTAATAAAGGCTGTGTCAATAGTATTAGCCATATTAGCACCTCATAAGTTAAGTTTCAGTTTCCGCTTCCGATTGTCCTTTGCTATTTTCAACGAAGTTATCCATAAAGGGCTTCTCTA